TTTCATTCCACAGTCCCGTCAAATCCAAAGTCATCTCCCATAGGGATGAGATCATCATCAGCAGCAGTAATCGAATTGATAGCAGCTCCTCTAACATGATCATTAGCAGTGGTTCCCTCGCTTCCTCTTATAACAGTCAATTTATTGCCACTAATTGCTTTCACAAACATTGTCTCATTATCTACACCAATATTAGTTTTAACAGTAACCGCTGATCCACTATCAACTTCAAAGACTGTATCTGTAGAAACAATATCTGCTGTTAAATTGGTAAGAACATCTCCAGTATAATTTTTTATTGCTTTAGGAGTGACAGTATAAGTAATATCTCTTTCTGTATTTGAAGTATCTGTTCCTGTGATATAACTGATTTTTGCACTGCGAACGATTTGTTTCGTAGAATCTGTAACAGGTCCGAATAGATATGTCTTTGCAGTGAATCTCATAGTATAAAGTAAAACTCTACGAGTTCTAAAGTCACCTTCATAATCATCTTGCATTGTTATATTTTCTAATATAATTGGGATATCTCTCTTTTCATTTATTGATCCAACTAAATTAACCGTAAGATTATATGCAGGTTGAAAATATGGCAAAATTTGCTCAACTATCTGCAGAGCATCATCATTTAATTTAGCCATGATGCTCAACTCAAATGCCATATTATATGGCACTGGCATATAATTCTTTTTAGTTAGTTTTTCTGTTACAGGATCTTTAGTTGTAAACTGTTGAGTGGTAGTTACTTTTCTAGATGGATCATAAGTCAATCCAGTAAACTCAAATGACATTCTGGGTAATGACATTGCTGTTGATTTATTTAAATCAGCAACTTGATCAAGTCTTGCTAAAAACTTTTGAGTGGGCCCATATGCCAAAGGAACTTTAACGATGCTTGTCGTATTATCTGATGCGTCTGTATGCTGTATCTCCAATCCATTAAAAAGAGTACCAAAAGAAATAATGGTCTTCCTCAATATTTCGTTATAAAAATACTCAAACATTTTTAGATATCCTGTGTAATATATTTATGGTGTTCCAAATGGATTTGATTCTGTGAAATCTAATATCTCATTTGCTTCTAGTTGGAATTGATCATTATCAGAGAATCCATCATCTGCAGGAGCAGTGCCTACATCTAAGATTAGATTAGTTGCTCCAGATGTTGCACCAGTGATTGTTTCACCTTTAAGGAATATTCCATCAACATCATAAATATCCAACTCTCTGGTAGAGGAATCCCATTTTCTAACTCTTGCAGTGGCAGTGGATGTTCCGCCAGTAACAGTTTCGTTGAAACTAAAGTCTCCACTTCCAGATGATCCTGGAGACGCAATACTGATTGTTGGTGCCACAGTATATCCAGCACCAGCATTACTAACATAGATCGCTGAGATAGTCCCTGCTGCGCTTACAACAGCGGTTGCAGCAGCAGACACAGTAGAAATACCTGTAAAGGTAATTGTAGGTGATGTGGTGTATCCTGAACCACCTGAAGTAAGAGTTACAATTCCAATTGGACCATCAGTGCTAAGGAATGAAGTTGCTGCAGCACCAGATCCTGTTCCATCAGCATTGTTTGTAAAGAACTGAATTTTAGGAGCAACTGTGTAACCAGATCCAGGATTAATTAGTTGTACACTTTGAACAACAAGTTGATTACCCTCTGGACTTGCTGCTCCACTACATACAACCACTCCACCCTTAGTTAATGCAGTTGCAACACCAGTAACTCCTCCACTTGGAGCTGAAGAAATTGCAACTCTTGGAGGAACAATATAGTTTGAACCCCTGTTAGTAAGAACAATATTTCTAATTGCTCCAGTAACAATACCGGTGACAGCAGTTGCCTGAGATGCAGTTCCAACAAGAGTTAGTTTTTGAATCCCGGTGCCAGCATAAATTGTACCTCCATCTGCACCCTCAATTCCTTCTAGGGTATCATCAATTTCATCAACTCCAGTATCAATAATTTCATCTTCAATACGAAAGAGTTCGCATCTTAATTCATAAACATAATTCTTTTGCAATTGATAAAATGGTTTTTCATGTTCAACATATTTAATTTCAAATATACGATCACCAAGAGGAAAATAAATTAAATCTCCTTCCTTAGGTCTGGTGGATAGTTTTACTTCATCTTCACCTTTCATCAAAGGTGATATATAGGTTTCAAATCTCTCTTTTGAAATAATTAAAGTTATCTCATTAGTTTGTTGTATTCCAAACTTTGAAAGTAGCGTCGGATTATCTCCATACCCATCAAAATTTTCAACATAAGCCTCTATCGGATAGGCATCATCAAATTTTGATTCTATTACCTCTTTTAATATTGTATTTGTCGTCACATACTTTCTAGGCATGAAGTGAACTTCCACTCCATACATTCTTAACTGCTCATTGATTAAACTTTGAACAAGACTCTGTTCTTGATTAGAACCTTGCTTAAAAAATGGATTTAACATAATTCCTATCCAATCATATCAAGAGGAGGAAGTTCATATGTGTTAGACATTTGTTCTTGTATCTTATCTAACTCTTGTTGAGCATCGTCATATAGTTGACGACCATTCAACTCAACTCCACCTGGCAATTTAACTCCTTGAAATTTAATTAGATTCATTCCCCACTGACGTTTAATTAATGCTGTCAGATATCTTTTAACAAAATAATCATTATATACCCTTGTAAAATCATTTGGATCTAAAAGTCTATAACAATCAATAACTAAGTAATCATCTACAATAACACTTTCATAATCAATATCTAAGTATAAACGATCTTGTCTTTGATTAAACCTAATTTGTTTTTCAGTTGTGAGAGCAAAATCTAAATCTTCCAGATATCTTTTAGTCATGGCATAGGTCAAAATTTCGGTTGAACCGAAATAATACATATCATTCAAAAATAACTGATATTTAACACTGAACATATTGCTAGTTGCAGTGTTAGCACCATCAAACCTAAAAATTTTGTTTATCCCAATTACTGCTGGAGGAATTTGAATATAATTACTATTTTCTTCAAAATCAAATGATACAGAAGATCCGTCAATTGTAGAAGTAGTGGTAGTTGTCACAACACCAACAGGATTAGAAGATGCTTTACCTCTTCCTCTATCAATATCATCCTGTGTTATCTTATATTTTAAATATGTCTGAACAACTCCATCATAATGTCTCTCATGATAATACTGTAGTGCATCATCAACCAGATCCTCTACCTGTTCGTCAGCTACATTAATTTCTAAAACAGGAGCGCCTAATTGCCTTTTGCAATATGTAATAAGTTCTGATCGGCTGGATGGTTGTGCCATTTATTTACATAATTCCTATAAATGTATTTATTCTACTATTATTTGACCTTGTGCCAACCTAATAGTATGTAGGTCTCCAACCACATCTGCACTTGGTTTATTTTCTAAAGTCACAACAACATCATAAAAATATCTCCCAACACTTAAAGTATTGACTTGAGTATCGGTTAGTGTTAATTTAACCACACCCGTTGATGGACTAGAAACATTCGCAGTAAACGTGCATGCAAAACTAACATCATCGGGATACTGCTTTACCTTTGATGATATTGCAAAAGAAGTAACTCCCGTAAAATCAAATGCTGCATTATCATCTCTATCAATTATAGAAAATAATTTTTCAAAATCAACTCCTCTTGGAATTACTAAATCTTCTTTAATTGTTTTTATATTTGCTACTTGTAGTATTGCCATTTTAATTTGCTAGTAAAAGTCCAGTAAATGGTTCTATCCAATCTTCGCTGGCATTTGATTCTGTTCTTACGCCAATTCCAGCAGTGGTGCATCTTTCATTAAAAAGGTCAAATGATTCTTGAACTGTTGATAAAGTCATACTTCCAGATATATCAACAAATAAAGCAACTTCCGTATCAACTCCAGTTTGGAGACCAACAATAGCAAACCAATCTGATCTATCTGCCTCAACACCATCATCTCTATTTACACCTTGCACCTGCTTTGAGGTTCCAAATCCACTAACATAAACAGATTGTAGATTTGAACTAATTAATTCTGATGTATTAGCAATACCCGTAGCCGTTGGTTGTAATAAGAAGTGTTCTCTGCCAGGAAAAGAAGATCTAAAAGAATTGTAAGAATCTACAGAAACTGTGGCACCACTATCTGACTCATCTATTACTGCTATGCATTTTATATTTGTTCCTATTGTGAAGGCATTATCAGTTATTCCAACATTTACATTGACATCCCCATTCACAAGTTTTCTTTTGTAACCAGACCCTGATGTTGCAATAACTTCATAGGTGTATCTTGCATTGTTTTTATCAAAGTTCGATGTTACTCCAGCAACAACTCTTGCTGTCAGTATTCCTGAGGACTGTCCAGATGTTAAAATACCAACACTAATAGTATCTGCAGCAGTTGAAGATGCTCCGACATGTTTTTTTATAGTTCCTGTAAAACTATGTCCGGATAAATTGATAGATGTGTTACCAGCACCAACTACTCTAAATTCAAAAAAATTATCAGCAAATTGATCCACATCCAAATTTACTCTAGATGTGGATCCTTTTTTATCGAATTCAATTTTTATATTACGCATCTGATATTCCTACCAATTGCATTGTCTCTTGCTGTTTATAATAAAGTTTGCAAAAAGATTTTGCAATATTGCGAAGTTCCTCACAATCTTCACAACTATCTATCTCTGCAGCCACTTGTGTATATGCAAAACTTTTTGATAGATTGCTGAGTTCAATTTGATCAGGATCCATTTGCTAACCTCCTTAATAATAATTTAATTTCGTCAATGTCGTCTTTTATGCATGACAACTCATCTTCAAGATTTTGAACCTTTTGAGTTTCACTTTTTTTTATGTTTCTACGAGAAATATACTCCTCGTATCCACTTTTGTTTGTATTGATTATAGCATTTGTCATAGGGTCTCTGACTAAATCAGAATGACCCTGAACCTTTACATCTTCCATATTATGCTAGTGTTATCGTTCTCAGTTCTTTAATTCTTGGTGCATACGCTTGATTACTAGAGGTAGCAATCAATTTAATGCGATAAGACTTAAAGGCAGGTAAATCATCAACAGTAAACTCATACTCTTTAAAGGTTAAATTATTAGATAAGAAACCTTCAGAAGCATTTGATTCTGGAACAACTCTATCAGGTTTTCCATCATTTAGAGAGAGATTACCAGGGAATGCTTGGAATATTGGAGTAAAGTTTTGATCCTCTCCAATTGCATAGAAAGCTCTAATATCACTATACTGATTAATGTGAGCTGCGAGAAGAACTTTTATACTTGTTGCAGCATTCTCTAAATTATTCTCTTGAGAGACATATTGGAACGCATTTGGATCCTCATCTATGGTATTTACTCTATTGTCCTCTATATAATTTGTAATCGGTCTATCGACCCTATTAGATACAAGAATAGCACTTATTCTTTGTGCATCAATGATGGGTGAAAGGCGAGTATCTTCAGAATCAAGAGATATTGTCATGTTAAAGGAACGATCACCTGGCAATTCTTGTAAAACTGCACTATTTGTTTCATTCACTCTGGAGGCAATAACTCTTGGAGAGGAAAGATAATTTGTTTCATTTAATGAAACATCAGTAAAACCTTCATTACTAAATGGAACAGGTAAAGTTTGACCAGAACCATCACCAAGATTTGAACCTGAGGTTGTTCTAATTCTAGCACTGACTGTTGTTCCAGGAACAGTTACATTTTGAACAGATGGAACAATTGCCTCATATGGTAGATTTTGTGTTGCTCTAGTTTCATATCCACCAGCGGACTTGGTTTCATTGAAGTAAAGAACTGGGAAGTTAGTTCCAACACTTCTATCAACACCATCAGAACTAGTATCTAACTTGATAGTATACGAATCATATGATATTGGATTAGATAGTGTAACATCACTCAGTTGATGAGTTTTATTAATTCTGCGGAGAGAAACACCACCGAGTTCATACTTATAAACTGGAGTTCCAACGACATAGTTTTTGGGATTGGATCCTCTAGTAATACCCCCTATCACACCAGCGGCAGTTTCTGTATAAGTGATTATTTCATCACCTATTCTCAAATAACCAGCAGTTGTCGTGCCAACACCAACATTTTCAAATGTATTGAAGTTTGTAGAATTTTCAACGAGAATATTGGACGTGGAATCTGAATTATAAGGAGAAGTTAGTTTAGTTGGATTAACATCACCTCTTACATTAGAAATTACAACACGATTGTTTTCATGATACATTCCATGGTTTTTATGATCTACAGTGAAGTGTAAACCATCATTTCTATCAACTGTTCTAATTGATGTTGGAGTAACATTGCCGTTAGCCCCATTCAGTGTTACTAGTGCATTGGCACTATTTCTAAACTGTAAGGTTTTTCCTGCACCAACTTCAAAGTCACCCTGAACATTATCAAGTATAATTTCATTTGTGCTAGCAAGTGATACAACTGAGAATCTTGCATTCCTACCAGCAGGGTTATTACCAAGACTACTAATTCCTAAAACATCACCTACAAGATAACCAGATCCACCATTAACAATGGTAGCTGCAATAGCAACGCCATTATTAACTGCAATATTAGCAGTAATATTTTGACCCGTGCCGGTAATACTAGTTAAAGCAACTCCAGTATAAGTTAATGCACCAGAACTTGGAGTGTAACCCACCCCAGCATTAACAATTGTCATTGCTCCGGTTCCAGATCCTGCAGAACCAACAAAATTACCCGTAGCATTTGTCCCCTGTTGGGAGAAAGTATTTCCTATTTCAAGGGCATTGCTACCAAATACGGTTGTTCCTAAACCAACTCTAATCTTCTTAGAATTAAGATTGATTGAATCTGGTTGAAGAATTGGAATCTGATTATTACCCTCACCCAAAATAGGATTGTAAACTTCTATAGAACCATTCTGCACAAAGTCAGCACGACGTATTGTAAACTTCAAATCTTCCCACTGACTTGGCTCCCATGTAGAGGCATTTTGAGATTTAAATAAAGATCCAAGATATGGTTGGTTGGAAATAAATTCATCAGTTAAAATATCAGATTCTCCAACCCTTGAGATAAAGACTCTATATTTTGTTGACCAAGATGCTAATGTAATTGCATATTCTCCACCACCCTCAAGGTATACAGGTGCCTTAAAGTTGAATGTAGTTGCAACTGTGCCATCTGCGGAAATATTAATATCTGCAGGATCTTTAATAATCTCTGAGAAAGGTAGTATCTTTTGTGTTGGAACACCATTTTGCATTGTCCGAATCTGGAATGTCATGGGAATATCCATGTCATCTTTTGTTTGGAAGAACACATCACAACTTGTAATGAATACTCCAGTCTCATCAACAACTTGGAATGATTGTGCCAGAGGATCATACCACTCAATAACTCTGTTTGTAGTAGTGAAGGAATCAATCACCCTAGTAGACGTGCTTGAACCAATAAATTCTGTCGCACTTCTACTTTGAGATTCTTGTTTGATTTGAATCTCTGCGTTTCTAGTGGATATGATTTGTTCTTGAACTGTTTCAAGAGTTCCTGTTGCAGAGTATTTTTGTTCACCAATAGAAGATGCATCATCTTGATTATTATTTTCATCATCCACCAGTGTAAATGTTCTTTCTC